AACCATTTTGGCAAATTCGAGAAATACTCAAAAAAGATATCTATCTTCTGCATAGCCTCCGGATCCTCTGTCCACACCGACCAGGCGAGCACAATTATGGGCAATGTGAGAATCGCCAAAACGATCTCGTCCTTGTAGTCATTTTGACGGGCTTCTAAAAGTTTGCCCTGGTAAGTTTCCTCGCCTCGGGCCATCTTTTCTGCATGCATTAATTGTGCATCAGACATAGCCATCTTAGTCTTTTGACGGTTGGAATAAATTTTACTTCCAGCCTGCAAAGCTATTTTTGCTAAACTGAACCAGGCCATTTTAGTACCAAGTTGCTTTAACTGGCTTCTTATCTTTTCTGATTGCTCTATTGCCTTTTACAACAACAGTTTGAGATTCTGTTGGGTTAGTAGCTTTTATGACTTCTGCATCACCATAGCCATCTTTGTTTTTACCAACGATGCCTGTAACTTTTGGTTCTGCCACGTAGCCAGATCCTTTTTGCCAATCTTTCATTATACTAAACCACCGCCTCTAAAAGCTTTTCCTAAACCTCTTTTAGCGATTCCACCACCTTTTTTAGAAACTTCTCTAACGATTCTTCTCTTTTCGTCTTTAAGGTTTCTTTTACCTTTTTTAGTCCATGCTTTTTCAGCATCAACACGACCAAGTTCTTCTAGTCTATTTTCTCTTCTAGTATTTGCCATTTTATTTATCCATTGTTCCGACAGAAGAATAAGCTCTATTACCAGATGCTTTTTCCATGCCTTTAGATTCGTCTCTTCTAGCTTTAAAGCTTTGAGACTTAGTTGATTCTTTGCCGTCTCTCATTCCTAGAGATTCGTCAAGTCTGTCATCATAACCTTGTTTCTTAGATCCCTTGTCAGATGAATATGGGAATCTAGGTTTATAAGGTCTGTTTCCAAAATCATTTCTCATAATTTTTCTCCTAATATTGATTTTTTACTCTAAATAAGTTAGCAAGTCCACCCTTATTTAATGTCATTGTTATATCGTCTGTTATATCGTCTGTTACAATTTCATTATCTTGAATTATATTTTTAGCCTTTAAAGAAGCTCTTAATTGTTGTTTCTCTCTAATTCTTCCAAGATAATCAGTTATATATGAAGCATAGTAGTCTTCTGCATCATCAGAAGGTGCCTCCTCATAAATAGGAGGGTGCACACCATCTCCTTTTCCATCGTCGTCATCATCTGGTGGCTCTAAGGATTTTAGTGCAGAGTTAATTTTTGCAAGCGTTGGATTATTCATTGAATTAGGATTATTTAAATCAAGCTTACTCATTAGAGTTGCCTTCTCACTTAGAAGATCGTTTTTATAATCTTTATTTACTTTCGCTAAGTCAATAGCAGCTTTGGCTGTGCCTAAATCCCCTAGTCCTAATGTTAACGGTCCTCCCATAACAGCGGTGACAAATTTTGGTAGTACACCTCTTGCTATCTTTTTTTCTAATCGAGCTTTTTCCTTTTCCCAGTTGTCAGTAATTCGTGTCTCTCTAATGTCGGTATCATAATATTTTGTTTTTATCATGTTTCTTCGCGCATTATATTTTTCTTCGTCTGACATGCCTTCTAAATCAGTATCGTATTTTTCTTCATCCGATGCTGGAGTTTTTGAAAACATTTCATCTGATTTTTGTTTTCTATATTCCCAGTCTGTCTCATCTTGAATTCTTGTTCTTGTGGTATCGTCTTTTGGAGATGTATCTGGCGCTTTTCCTTCATAGGGCCCAGTTCCTTTTTCTTCTTGAGCCCAATCTTGAGGTCCACCTCTTGCATAACCGGGTCGTTTTACAAGTTGAGAAATTCCCCCACTGTTCATAAATAAAGTTGTGGGAGCATTAGATTGATCTTCAACATTTTCTGCAAAAAGATTTATCATTTCTCCTTCAGGATTTTCATCTCCAGCTTCTGCGGTTGTTACATCCATCTCACTTGCTTCAGTATCTAAAATTCCATTACTAGATGTTTCTTGCATCGTACTTTCATTATATATCTGTAAATATGTTTCATGATTAGGATGCAGGGCTGCTGCATCTGGATTTATTTCATATGTTTGTAACCATCCTAAATATTCAGGATCTTCTGTTCCATCTTCAAACTTTTTTCTAAAATGATTTGCAATGCCTCCTTTTTTAGCTTGCAAATAATATTCAGGAAGTTGATTAAGGTCAAAATTTAAATGTGCCGTTCCACCCCCTGCATATTCTTTTTCCCAACGCTTTGCTATTTCTGGATGATTAGCGTGTAGAAATCTTCTCTGCTTTTCAGATTGAAAAGGCATTAGCTTCTAGGGCCTTTCAGTTTAGTAACATCAAATCTTTTCGTTGCATCAGATTTGGCTTTTGCACGATTTGACATTTTTTGTTTTTCAATTGAAGTTGCAGCTCTAAGCATAGCAAGCTCTTCGTTTTGATCCATCTTCTCTTCTTGCATATCTCTATTCATTAACATTTTACTTTTATCTAAATTAATACGAGCTTCATCTTCTTTTTCTTTTCTCTGATTGTCTTGAGCCTTCAGATCTAGTTCTCTAGCTCTTAATTTAGCAATTGGGTCATTACCAAAACCGCCCATAACTTTTTGTTGCTCTTTAACAAACTCTTCCATCATTTCTGCAATTAACACTGATTTTCTAGCTTCTACTTCTAATTGAAGCCTTTCTAGCTCTTGTTTGATTTCAGGGTTTTGTTCCATTTGGGGATTCTGTTGTATTGTTTGTTGAATTTGTTGTATTTGCATAATATTGTCTCTCATCTCTAGTTGAACTTGTTCGTCAGCCATTAATGCCATGTGTTCAAAAATATTTTTTTCTAAAGCTGATAAAATAACTGGATTATTCATCGCCATGTTAGTACCCATAAAAGCTAAGTGCGCTGTAATGTGTGCTTGATGGTCTTGTCCAGTAAATGCTTGGAAAGGTTTTCCACCTAACGCATCTATGTGTTCTAATGCTGGATTTTTTGGTTGAGGCTGTGCAGGAGGCGGAAGTATTTGATCAATGTTTTTAACACCGATTGCCTCATACATATCTCTATACGCTTCGTACATGTTATGCATTTGGGGATTAGATTGTGCTAATTGTAATTCTGTTTGAGCAATAGAAACCCTTTGTGTAGAAGAAAATATATTTGGATCTGCTACTGGTAAAATATCTATCTTGTCATCAAAGTCTTGTTGCTTGATTTGATTATTCCCACCCACCACATCATACGGATACACTGGAGGTAGATACGTTGAAAATACCTGTGATAATAAAACAAATTCAATTTTCATAGACGCATACAATCTCTTATGTATCGCTGACATGACTCTCGAACCACGTTCTAAAAGAGCTACAGTAGTTCCAACAGCAGCCTGCTGGTTCCCGTCACCTACCTGCATGTCAGCAATTGACGCGAATCGCTGTCCAGCCGTAACACAAATTCCCATCAATGATAATAATGTCTGTGAAGGTTCTTTGTAAGGCAAAGTCATAAAAGCATCTTTAAGGTTCCCACCTGGTGCATCGACATCTCGAAATTCACCAGGTTGGAGAGATTGGGCATCGTTGTTTACACGAATTCCTCTCTGCTTAAATCCTGCAGGCAAATTGGAGAGAGTACCTGCATCTAAAAGTTGACGTAGAGCACTTGTGGCTGCTCTTGTTAAACCGCCAATCATATGAATTAATCCAAATCCATAAAAACCTAAACCCGGCAAAAACTTAAAATGCACAAAGTATTGTGTTTTTAATTTCTTGGGATCATCAACTTTAAAGTTTCTTCTAATTGATAAAACTTTTCTTGAGCTACTATCAATTGTGACAATGTATGGAAGCTTAATTCCTGTTGACATTCCATCTTCGCCTCTGTCTTCAAACCCTTCAAGATCTAGATCGACATGGCATTCAATTAACGTGTATATCTTATTATCTTTTTGATAACCCGTTGCTGAAGTACCTTCTAGCTCTCGTTCTTTTTTCTTAACTTCAGATTCTTCTGCGTAAGGTGCAAAGAGTTCTATATCCCTATAAAATCCTCCAACCTGTTGTTTACGTAAATCATTCTCTGAAATTTTTAAAACATGACAAATGGCTTCCGCATCCTCTAATGAGGTAGCGGAATACGGAACCACTAAGTCATCTGCAGTGACGAACTTTGATACAGCTCGCCCCAGTAAATCGTCGTAAT